ATTATGCTATATTTGGATCACAACTATCCTATAAAAATGAGCTATCTCTTTTAGTTGCGCCCACTCCTGATGCAAGTTATTCTGTTGAGCTTCATTATTACTACTACCCAGTTACCATTGTTCAAGGAGTGATTAGTGGCTCAAGCATAACGTCTGGCGGAGCGGGTTATACTAGTGGTGTGTATTATGATGTTCCTTTATCTGATGGTAACGGCTTCTATGCTGCGGCAAATATTATTGTAACAGGAGGGATTGTTACATCAGTATCGCTTGTTAATAATGGTTCATTGTATGCTGTTGGGGATGTATTATCTATTTATACGGGTGCATTAGGGCCTATAGGCTCTGGGTTTACTTTAACTGTAACCTCAATATCAAACGCATCAGGTACCAGTTGGTTAGGTGATAATTATGATCCTGTATTGTTATACGGCGCTATGCGTGAAGCTATGATTTTTATGAAAGGTGAAGCAGATATGGTAGGATACTATGAACAAAAGTATCAAGAAGCCTTGGGTCAACTGAAACGCTTAGGGGACGGACTTGAACGTGGTGATAGCTACAGAAACAACCAAACTAAACTACCTTATAGCAGCTTATGATAGTTCAAGGTCAGACTACTATTTTTAAACAAAAACTGCTAAGTGGCTTAGAGAACTTTGCTGTCGGTACACCCTATGTATATAAGATAGCTTTATATACAGCTAATGCGGACCTCAATGCGGCAACTTTAGTTTATACAACTTTAAATGAAGTAGTTGGGACAGGATATGTCGCAGGGGGCAATGTATTAACACCTATAGCACCTGCTAGTTCAGGCTCAACAGCTTACATATCATTTAATAACGTCTCATGGTTAGCATCTAGCTTCCTATCTCGTGGAGCTTTAATATATAATAGTACAACTAATGCCGCTGTAGCTGTTTTAGACTTTGGTTCAGACAAGACTGCATCAGGTACATTTACAGTCACCTTCCCACCAGCTACAGCTACAACAGCTGTTATACGAATATCTTAAGGAATTAAAATGCATAATGAAAAAACAAATGTAGGTGATAGTTGCTCAGCTTCTGTAGATAGAGGCGCAAGTTATGAAGAGTCTATGAGTTTACACGGTACTTATGAAGCAGTATGCCATGACAAATTTGGTGTTCTTAAATGGGTTGATGTGATTGGTAACTTAGTTACTACTGTCGGTAAGAACTCTACTATGGATACTATGTTAGGCAACGTTGCTGTAGGCGCTGTTGTTATGGGCCTTAAAGGCACAGGAACTGCAATAGTTGCTGACACTCAAGCATCACATGCATCTTGGTTAGAAGTAGGACTTGCAAATGCTCCTACGTATTCTGGTAACCGTAAAACACCAGTCTTTGGCGCAGCAGCTGCGGGAGTTAAATCTACTTCATCCGTTGTTGTATTTACAATGACAGGCTCGGGTACAGTTGCTGGATGTTTTATTAACTTAGGTGGTTCAGCTACTATTGATAATACAACAGGTGTGTTGTTTAGCGCAGGTGACTTTACTGCAGGGTCTAAAACTGTAACGTCAGGCGATACGCTCTCTGTCAGTTACAGCGCAACTGCCAACTAGCCATATATAATTTAAAGTATATGTTTTATGTTTATGCACATTATACCCTTGAGGGACGTTTATTTTATATAGGCAAAGGGTTTAAAAACCGAGCGTATGTGTTTTATCAACGGGGAACGCATTGGAATAACGTGGTGGCTAAACACGGTTCCCCAATAGTAAAAATACTAGCCGAATTTGATATTGAACAAGATGCTTTTGCTAAAGAAATTGAATTAATAAAACACTATCGCGAACAAGGATTTAAGTTATGTAACGTAACTGATGGTGGGGAAGGTACTTCAGGGTATAAAGCTACAGTAGAGCAAATTGAAAGAAATAGACTTACTCATATAGGGCAACCTGCTTGGAACAAAGGAGCTAAATCTACAGAAAAGCACATTGAAAATAATAGACTTGGTCATATTGGGCAAGTTCCTTGGAATAAAGGAGTTAGGGTTGGGCCTATCCATTCTGAAGAATTTAAAGCTAAAATAAGCGCCCTCCATAAAGGTAATAAATGGCGACAAGGATTACCTTCATCGGAAAAACAAAAAGCTACCGCAAGTGCTTTATTTAAAGGTAACAGCTACGCCACTGGTAATACAGCTAGGCGCACTTGGGTTTGGGTGGGAACTAATACCATCACAGGCGAAGTAGTCAAATACATAGGAAAAAAAGAAATGTTAGAAACTGGATTACAACACTCAAATATAATTAAATGCATTAATGGGGAACGTAAGTCTCATAAAGGTTATACTTGGACCCGTGAACTTTGGAGTAATATATAATGGCCCTCGCGTTAAACGACAGAGTAAAAGAGACAACTACTGTAACGGGTACAGGTACGGCGACTCTATTAGGCGCAACTACAGGTTTTCAGTCTTTTGCTGTTGTAGGTAACGCTAACACTACGTATTACTGTATAGCAGATCAAGGTGGCGCTAACTGGGAAGTTGGTATTGGAACTTATACGGCTTCAGGAACTACGCTTGCTCGTACCACAGTTTTATCCTCTTCCAATGCGGGTTCGTTAGTAGCATTTACTGCTGGTATAAAGGATGTATTTGTAACCTACCCTTCTTCAAAAGGCTTGTGGAAAGATGCTTCCGGTAACGCTATAGGACTTGGAACTCCTGCTGCATTTGTAGGTACTAATATCACTGGAACTGCTTCTGGCTTAACTGCTGGTAATGTAACTACTAATGCCAATCTTACTGGGGCTATAACCTCTACAGGCAATGCAACATCTTTAGGGTCTTTTACTTCTTTACAATTAGCAACGGCTTTAACAAATGAAACTGGTACTGGGTCAGCGGTGTTTTCTGACAATGCCTCTTTATTAAACCCGACCTACACAGGCACATTAACAGGTGGTACAGGCATACTTAATATTGGCTCAGGTCAGGTTTATAAAGATGCTGCCGGAAACGTAGCGATAGGAAATCCTGTAGCTTATGACAAATTAGATGTATTTGGTGGAACAACTATTAGAGGTAATTTATTAGTAACTAAAGCTGCTAGTATTACGGTTCAAGTTAATAGTACAGCTGGTGGGTATCAAGACATTTCAAACTCCAATGGTACAAGTGCTATTAGTTTAAGTACTAATGCCTCAATCACTGAACTTAGAACAACTTCCAATTCACCGCAAGTATTCTATACCAACAACATAGAACGCATGCGCATCGACTCCTCAGGCAACGTGGGGATTGGGGCTAGTAGTCCTGCTACAAAGTTACATCTTTTAACGCCATCAGCAGCTAATGTTGAGTTAAGAATTGCAAATTCACTATCATACAGTTCTTTGCTTATAGATTCTGCTGGAGATTCTCGACTATATACTCCTGCATTAAATCAAATTTTCTCTGTCAATAGCACAGAACGCATGCGTATCAACTCCTCCGGCATTGTCACTATGAGCGCGTATGGCGCAGGCGCAGCAACATTTTCAGCAGCAGGGGTTATTAGTTCTGTTTCAGATGAAACTTGGAAAATAAAAGATGGTGCACCTAATAATCCTGATGAAATGTTACAAAAACTAAAACCGGGATATTGGTTTTATAATGAAGAAAAAGCGCTTATATTTGGCGCTGAAAGACAATTAGGGTTTTATGCTCAAAACGTAAACGCGGCTATTGGCCCAGAAGCTGCACCCGCACCTGAAACATATGTAGAAACTGATATTAATGACGTTGAAAGTATTAAAACTAAGCCTTGGGGCTACTATGATCGTTCTGTGTTGGCAGTAACTGTTCTGTCTTTGCAAAAAGCATTGACAACAATAGAAGAATTAACCGCAAGACTAACTAAAGCAGGATTATAAAATGATTACAAACACTTGGAATATCGTAGCGATGAATTGCAAACCTGATGTAAATGGTATGCTTGATTACGTTGTAACCTCACATTGGACTTTAACAGCTACAGACGGAACTTACACAGGCTCAGTGTACGGCACAGCATCTTTTGAAGTTGATCCTGCTAAATCTAATTATGTGCCTTATGCTGACTTAACTTTAGATAAAGTAGTTGCTTGGGCTAAAGCATCATTGGGCGCAGAACAAGTAGCGTCTTATGAAAAGTGTGTTGCTGACCAAATTGAAGCACAAATAAACCCGACTATAGTAACTCCACCTCTACCTTGGATTGTATAAAAATGATTGATTTAAACTTAAGCGTACAAGAAATTAACCTTATCCTACAAGCACTGGGTCAAGCACCTTATGCACAAGTAGCAGAGTTAGTTGAGAAGATTAAGGTACAAGCAATACCACAAGTAGAGGCGTTACCAAAAGAAGAAGCTCCAGAATGAAAATAGAATGGTCTGAAGCCTCTACTAAACGAGGTATCATATGGGTTGCAACTGCTGTAATAGGAAGTGTATTTGTTTTCCTAGGTAAACCTGTAGACCAATTATTACTACTCGCTGGCGGGGTTGCTGGTGGCTTAGGTGTGATATTAAAAGACTAA